ATATTAGATATAAGGCTAGAGAAAGATATTCATTTGGTTTCTCTGATTGGAGAGGAATCTTTGGATCTCAAGGTGCATAGATTTAAGTTGTAATACACTTTTTAAATCAGTATTACAAATAAGGGCCTTAACTGGCCCTTTTTTTATTGTAAAATAAGTTGTATAAATATGTATAAATAGTTGCATATAATTATATAGTTGATATTATATTAGCATGAATACAATAACTAAAATATTTGTTGATATGGACGGAGTCTTAGCAAACTTTGTTGAGGGTGTTGAGAGTGCTAAGTATCTAAATGGACCATTTGAAAAACAATCAGATTATGACCAAAGAAAGGTAGAGCTATCTAATGCTGGTTTATTCTTTGACTTGCCACCCATGAACGATATGAGAACACTTGTAGATTATGTAAAAAGCACTGGTATAGATTGGGAGATTTTATCTTGTTCTGGTGAACAAAATAGAGATAAGGTAGCAAAAGATAAATTTAAGTGGATTAGAAAACACGTTGATATAGATGTGTTGGTTACTTGTACTCTTAAAGGTAAGGAAAAGGCAGTGTTTGCAAGACCTGGTCATGTTCTCATAGATGATAAACCAAGCAATATTACAGCTTGGCAAAAAGCTGGTGGCATAGGTATTTACCACGTTTGCGCTAGCAGAACGATAGATCATTTTAAAAAATTGACAGCTAGTTCTTAGTTGCACAAATAACAGCCTAATAGTATTATCAATACTGTAGAAATGATTGTTGCAGACAATGGTGTTTGCAATGGCTATATAAAAGGAGGCTGATTATGACTACGCACTTTACTTCGGGTGTTACCAATGTCACTACTGACAGTACATTAGGTAAATTAAAAGCACCTGCACCACACAAGTATCATCAATACTTTAATGATTTTGATACTTACCTAGCGTCCGATTGGACAATAACCACAACTGAGGACGGGACTGGTTCTGCATCAGAGGCACTTGCCGATGGCGACGGCGGAGTTTTGTTAGTAACAAACGCAGCTGGCGATAACGACCATGACTTTTTTCAACTTGTAAAAGAAGGTTTCAAATATGAGGCTGGAAAACAAATAGGGTTTCACATTAGGTTTAAAACTAGCGATGCAACTCAATCTGATATTGTTGCTGGTTTACAATTAACTGATACAACACCTTTAGATGTAACAGACGGTGTGTTCTTTTTAAAATCAGATGGAGCTGCAACAATCAGTTTTATCGTGGAAAAAGACAGCACACAATCTACATTAACATTACCAAACTCTTTGGCAGATGATACATTTATGACTTTAGGTTTTATTTATGATCCTAAAGACCAAAAGTTTCATGTGTTCCAAAACAATGTTCTAGCTGGAACAGTCGTTAGCACTAATGCACCAGATGATGAAGAGCTTACACTCTCATTTGGTATACAAAATGGTGCTGCTGCTGCTAAAACACTAAGCGTTGACTATGTTGGTGCTTACAAAGAACGAACAGCAGTTACAGAACTATAAGGAGTAAATAATGGCTGATACAGTAATCTCACAAACCATTCAAGATGGTGAGAGGCTTGCCATACTTAAGTTTACTAACGAATCTGATGGAACAGGTGAATCTTCTGTTAAAAAGGTTGATGTCTCGGCATTAAAATCTGACAGTAAAGGTAGAGCTTGTTCAAGCGTAGCTATTTCAAGGATCCATTGGTTTTGCCGAGGCATGGGAGTTGACATTGAATTTGATGCCAGCACTAATGTTTTAGCTGTAACCTTGGCTCCTGATAGCTCGGGTGATGAGTATTTTGACCAGTTTACTGGAATACCAAACAATGCAGGTTCAGGCGTAACAGGAGATATTGACTTTACTACGGTAGGTCATTCAAATGGCGATGCTTACTCAATTATATTGATATTAAGTAAAAATTACAGCTGATGGCTGTAGCAAAAACCAAAAGTCGACCTAAACAAATACGTCGCACTGTTGGTAAAGGTGGAAATTACCGCTCTACAAAAAGTGGAGCGGGAATGACCAAAAAGGGTGTTGCTGCTTATCGTAAGAAAAATCCAGGGTCTAAACTTAAAACAGCTGTTACAGGCAAAGTAAAAAAAGGTAGTAAGGCCGCAAAAAGACGTAAATCATTTTGTGCAAGATCTCTGGGACAACTTAAAAAAAGTTCAGCAAAAACAAGAAATAATCCTAATTCAAGAATTAGGCAAGCAAGACGCAGGTGGAAATGTTAAATGGCAAAAAAGAAATTAAATAAAGTTATTAAAGGCTTGAAAAAAGCAAGCAAAACTCATGCAAGTCAAGCTAAAACGCTTGCATCAATTAATATGAAAAAAGGTGGTGGTGCTAAATCAAAAACACCAGCTAACGTAGCGAATCCATCTATCTATGCAAGAGCTAAAGCTAAAGCAAAAGCAAAGTTTGACGTATATCCGTCTGCTTATGCAAATGCTTATATGGTTTCAGAATATAAAAAAATGGGCGGTAAATACAAAGGCGCTAAGAAAAAAGCAGTTGGTGGTGAGGTTAATAAATCAAACCTAAAACCAATACCAGCTGACAACAAAGGATTACCTAACCTACCTAAAAAAGTAAGAAACAAAATGGGTTTCATGCGTAGCGGTGGTGCTGTGACAATGGTTCAAGGACGTGGTTGTGGAGCTATGATGGACTCTAAACGTAAAAAAACTAGGGTTCCCAGAAGTTGATAGCTTTAAATGTTTATTATAGATATTAAAATGGCAGATCCAAAAAAAGGAACAGGCAAAAAACCAAAAGGTAGCGGTAGACGTTTATATACTGACGAAAACCCAAAAGATACTGTAAGTATTAAATTTAAAACAATGAAGGATGCAACTGCAACAGTAAACAAAGTTAAGCGTATAAAAAAACCTTTTGCTAGAAAAATACAAATACTGACTGTTGGCGAACAAAGAGCAAAGGTTATGGGTAAAACAGGCATTGCTAACGTTTTCAAACGTGGCAAAGATGCCATTAGGAAAACTCATGGCAAAAAGTAAAGGTGGATTAACCGAATGGTTTAAACAAGACTGGGTTGATATAGGCGCACCAAAAAAAGGTGGTGGCTTCAAAAAATGTGGCAGATCAAAACAAAAAGCAGATGCTAAGAGAAAATATCCTAAATGTGTGCCTTCTGCAAAAGCAGCTCGCATGTCAAAGTCACAGATTAAATCAGCGGTAACAAGGAAACGAGCAAAGAAACAAGGCGTTGGTGGTAAGCCAACAAATGTAAAAACTTTTGCGGCGAAAGGTGGTATGATAAATAAAAATTCAAGCATGGGATTGTTTGGAAGGAGATAAAAAAATGAAAGGTACTAAATATATGGCCAAAGGCGGCAGTATGAAAGGCACTAAATATATGGCTAAAGGTGGTAGCATGAAAGGCACCAAGTATATGGCTAAAGGCGGTGCTGCGCTAATGAGTGAAATGAAGGCTAACTCAGGCATGAGCAATATGCCTAATTCAGTTAGATCAGCACTTATGGGTGGCGGAACTAGAGCTCAAGGTCAAGCTAATATGTTAAAAGGCACCAAAGGCATGGCTAAAGGCGGTGGCATGAAAAAAGGCACCAAATACAAAGCCAAAGGCGGCATGATGTCTAATCTTGGCAAAGGTATTAAAAATATAGGTAAATTTAAGTAAACTATAATTAAATAAGGTGGCGTATTTAATATCAAATATCCCGCAGTTTAAATGCTGGGTAAGAAAAGAGTTTACAACCAATCATCAATATGGTCATGGTGAGTATCTACATGCTTTGGCATTTGCAGTGAATACAATCCCAGATAGATCTTTGTCCTTTCAAGTGGTTTTCACAGGCTGTGAAACCGATTTTGAAGGTTATCCCGACGAAAATGTGCATGGTGGTGCTATGTGGGCAAGGATGCCTATACAGGCGCTCATAGGTGACATACCTTTACCAGAGTGGCCCAAACCTATGGAAGACCATCTAGCTCAACCTTGGGACTGTCTGAGCAATCACCATAGCGTGGTTGAACTAGACAGAGTCAGCTCAAGTCCATGGTATTGTAAAATAGGCGGCGAGTTCTACATGGGTAAATATATGTTTACCGTTGACTACACCGAACATTCTATTGCAGATGATCCTGCACAACACAAACAAAGTCATGTGCTATACTTGACTAACGCTGGTGAATACACAGGAAACTTTGTTGCACTACCAAATAATAGAGTAAGAGCAACCAATCCAGCACTTTGGAGAACAGGCGAAGGCGCACCAGATTTTTCTCCAAGTCAGTGGATTCATTCAGCAGAGGCACATGAGAGTTACACAGACCCGACCATAACATTTGACAATCTCTATGCCTCAGAGGAAGATAAGGATTAATTATGGCATTATCTGGAAGTAAAGATTTTGAATTAGACGTAGCCGACTATGTTGAAGAGGCTTTTGAGCGTTGTGGCTTAGAGCTTAGAACAGGTTATGATCTAAAAAGTGCAACCAGAAGTTTAAACCTTATGCTTGCTGAGTGGGCAAATCGTGGTCTAAACCAATGGACAGTTAAAGAAAAAACACTAGATATGGTTAAAGACAGCGCCACTTACAATATTGATAGCACCAATGCTACAGCTCCCATAGATGTATTAGATGTTTTTATAAGAGAAACAGTTGGAACCGAGACTACTGATTTACCTATGACAAAATTAAGTAGAGCTGAGTATGCACACATAACAACAAAATCTAGCACAGGTAAACCCAACCAATATTTTATTAATAAACAAACTACACCAACCATTAAAGTTTGGCCAACGCCAGATAAATCTAGCACTTATGTAGTGCACATGAATGTTCTAACTAGAATGGATGATGCAGACGCAGGTGCTAACACCTTGGATATGCCGTTTAGGTTTTATCCATGTTTAGCAGCTGGACTTGCTTATTACATGTCTTTGAAAAGAGCACCAGAGAGAACTGGATTGCTCAAAGGTTTGTATGAAGAGGAGTTTCAGCGAGCACTATCTACTGACGAAGACCGTGCATCATTTAACATTACACCAAATCTTAGGAGTTATAATAACGCATAATGGCTTTTGCATCTGGTAAAAATTCTTACGGAATCTGCGATATATCTGGCTTTAGGTATAAGTTGCGAGAAATGCGTAAAACTTGGGACGGTTTATTGGTTGGTCCTGACCAATGGGATGCAAAACATCCGCAGTTACAACCAAAGCCGACTGCCGCTGATCCACAGGCAGTAAAAGACCCGAGGCCAGATATAGCAGATGACAACTCAAGATTTTTGGTTTATACGAATGTTGGGGATGGTAAATTAGGTAGCTTGCTTACAACTTTTTCTGTTAGCTCTAGCGTTGGTGAGGTTACGGTGACAACATGAGCTTTACATTTGCAACACTAAAGACAGCAATACAAGATTACCTTGAGGTATCTGAGTCGACATTTACCTCTCAACTACCAACATTTATTCAACAGTCAGAGGATCGTATATTTTCTTTTGTACAACTGCCTGAACAAAGAAAGAATGTACAAGGGACTTTGACAACAGGTAATCGTTTTTTAGCTACACCAACAGATTTTTATGCGCCGATGAGCTTGGCCTTAATAAGCTCGTCAACATACGATTATCTAGATTTTAAACATCCGTCATTTATTAAAGAATATTCACCAGGCACTACAAGAAGCACGCCTAAATATTATTCTTTGTTTGACGATGCGGCTTTTGAGGTTTCGCCTATACCTGATGCAGATTATACGGTTGAACTTCATTATTTACATAAACCAGTCTCTTTGACTGCTGGTAGCGACTCTGGCACGACATTCTTATCGACGGACTACAGCGATGCATTATTGTATGGTTCCTTGGTTGAGGGTGCAATCTTTTTAAAAGAACCGGCTGACGTTATTGCACAGTTAGAAGGGCGTTTTAAGGAGGCGATAGCTAGAATGAAAAACACATCAGAAGGTCGTGGTACACGCGACGAGTATAGGTATGATTCAGTTCGCTCTAACGTGAGCTGATGAGTAGAATAGAATCTTTAGAGGGCAAAAGCGTTGCTCTAGTCGGACTTGGCATATCTCAAGTAGATTTCGCAATAGGTTTACAAAATGGTAGACAGTGGGATGAGGTTTGGTGCATAAACTCGGCTGCATCAACATATCCATGTGATCGCATATTTATGTTAGATCCTGCAAGTAGGTTTTTTGATACCGACGATGCAGGTAAACAAACGTCTGTAATGTGCAGAGTTCTGCGAGAAACACAAACACCGGTTTACACCTGTGAGTTAGATCCAAGAATTAATAACCCTGTAATGTATCCTGTTGAGGATGTATGTAATGCAACAAAATGCGCATATCTAAATAATACAGTGGCTTATGCTGTTGCCTTTGCTTTATACAATAAAGTAGAAAGACTAGATCTATTCGGTATAGATTTTTCATACAAAGAAAATATGCACTTTGCAGAAGCTGGCAGAGCTTGTGTTGAGTTTTGGATTAGTAAGTGTATGAGCGAAGATATACTTATTGGTATTAGCGGTAGATCAACCGTATTAGATTCCAATGTCCCGGCTACTGAAAAGCTTTATGGTTTTCATAGATTAGACAAACCACTCGTAGCTGTACCCCATGAAGGGCGATTTATCATTGGGCCATATCAAGATATTAACAAACAACTAGAACAATACGGACTTAAGATTGATGAGGACGTGGTACCGCCAGAGCCATACAAAGGATGAGTGCAAAAAGCGATTTCGTTTTAGGAAGGGTTGGCGTTACAACAACCGAGGGAAAAGGACATGATCCAGAGTTTTGGGCAGCTCAAGCTACAAAAAAAATATGTGACATCTCTGACAACGCTCCTGACCATATTAAACAACAGGCTTTGGCTTTTCAAAACCAAGT